CGAGCCCGCCCACGCGCAATCGGCGTAGTAGTCACCGCCACCCGTGACCGCGAAGGTCATGCCAGGCTGGCTCGCGCCGCCAGTGACGGCCCAGTCCGTGATCTCGACGTGGTAGCCGTCGTTGGCCACGATGGTGATCTGCCGATCGTCGTCGACCGCAGTGCCTCCAGTGACCTTGACCGCCGTGTCGATCGCCGCGGCCGCCGCAAGCGCCGTCGCGAGGTCGGCGAGCGTCGTGTCGCTGTCGGTGTTCCAGGCCACCGGCCCCACGGTGATGCCGTTGACCTTGCACGAGATGGAGTTGGCGTTGACGAACGCCTGATTGATTGTCAGGGTCGACGTCTCCTCGTTCATGTCGTGCCACAGACACGCGCTCTTGTCGTAGCCCCCGGTGTGCAGCGTCTTGATGACGCCGCCACCAGTCAGGACGTCGGCGTCGTGCGAACACGCGATGAACAACGCCGGCTTGGTGCGGGTCTCGGCGTAGCTCGCACACGAAGCGATGTTGGCCGCGACATGCGACGTCTCGACGAGCAGGTACCAGTCCGAGTCCACCGCGTCGACCGCCGTCAGAGCCGCGCTCGAAGAGGCGTCGTCGAGCAGCTTGCGACCGACCTTGAAGGTCGACGGAGCCTTGCTCTGGCCGAGCAGGGCCTTCGCCGCGTAGTAGGCCTCATCGTAGGTCGAGTAGCCGAAGTCGAGCATGTCCTGCAGGCTCGTGAACTCCTCGACCCGCGAGAAGCTCGCCGCGACGAAGGTGGCCGTCGGCTGTGATGCACCGAGCGTGACCACGAAGTCCGTGATGAGCACGTGATAGCCAGGGTTCGACACGATCACGATCTCGCGGTCGCCGGTGCCGGCCGGCGCCACCGCCGTCACCGTCGCCGTGTCGACTGCCGCATGTGCCGCGATGAGTGCCGCGACCGCCGCGAGCGTCGCATCAGAATCGGCCGCGTAGACCGTCGGCGCCAGTGCCGTGCCGTTGACCTTGAGGTTGATCGTGTTCAGCGCCACGAAGTCCGCGCTGATCGTCAGCGTCGAGGTCTCCTTCTTCTGCCGCACGTCCAGGATCAGCGGCACGCCGAAGCTCTGGCGCGACGAACCGCCCTGCTGGACGCTGATGTCGACGACTGCGATCTCGGAGAGCTGCGGCATGTCCTACCTCACGTGAGCGTGCCGTCGGCGTCGCTCGTCTCGATGTACCCAAGGTCTTCCTGCGTCGTCGTGACGTACCCGAAGACCACGTCCATCTGAGCCCGGGACTCGAACCGCGACGTCAAGACCGCGGTCAGGTCCACAGGACCCCTCGCTTCTACAACCGCGAGACCAGCGGCCGAAAATGCCGCCTTGACGGCCTCGAGGCCGACCGACTTCTGCAGCGCCTCGATGCGCGCGAGCGCGTGCCCGTCTCCCGTCACGTCCGAGCAGTAGACGTTGACGCTCAAGATGAGCTTGCGCCGCTGAACGAGGTCGAACACACCCTTGGTCGCCGTGTAGCGCTGCTCGTCGGTGGCCGCGAACGGGATCGCCCTGGAGCGCACGTTGAGCGTCGCCATCGGGCGATCCTGCTCGGGCACGTCCTGGTTGGCCCAGTGCACGGGGATGCCGAGCTGGCCCGACGACCAGGCGTAGAGCGCGTTCTCGATGGTGGTCCACGTGCCCATGCTACTCCAGCACCAACACGAGCTCCTGGAAGCCCCCGTGCTGCGTCCACTCGCCGAGCGCGTGCGCCACGTAGCTGCGCCCGTTCCACGAGATCAGGTCGGGGAGCCGATCGGCCGCACCGTCGGCCGTGTACACGGTCTCGGTCGTCACCAGCTTGAACTCGGCCTTGTCGACGAGGCCTTCGGGCATGACGTCATAGTCGCGCCCCGAGAGCGGGTAGACCACGCCCTTGATGACCAGGGTGGTCTCGGCGCCATCGACCTTGCGCCCGAGCACGAACGTCGGCGCGGCCCGACGCGTGATCGTCACGTCGGCCGCGAAGGCCTTCACCGCGTTCGAGACATCGACCTTCACGGCGCGCTCCCGACGCGGGCCTTTCCGCAGATGGCGTTGTAGAGCGAGCTCGTATCGATGAGCGGCGTCGTGCCGCGCTTGCCGCCCTTCGTCGTCTTCTGCTTGATCGTGTAGGCCGAAAGCGGCGGGTCGATCCCCTTGCTGATCCGCTCCTTGACCGCGCCCTCGACGAGCATGGCCACGCGATCGCCCGCGACCTGTGCCGAGCACCGACCGCTGATGACCGCCGCCACTTCGTCCTCGGCCCAGTCGAGGATCCGGTCCTGCTCCTCGTCCGCCGTGGCCCGCAAGAAGCTGCGCTCAGGCGCGTTGTCCGTTCCGAACTCATGGAAGGTCGCGATCTGCACGTTCGTCAACGTCGTGTCCGAGCGTTGCTTCTCTTCCTGATGCACGCCGATCGTGACATCGAGCCCCTGCAGCGCCGCGTACTCCCGCACGACGTGCGCGAAGCCGAGGTCCTGATCCTTCTCGATGGTGACTTCGCCCGACATCAGACCGCCCGCTCGCTGCCCACATACCGCAGCCTCAGCGTCCTCAGCGTCCGTCCGTACGCGCTCTGATCGAGGTCGGAGCCCCGCGAGAGCTTGTCGCCGCCGGCGAACTTCTGCCGCACGGGCCCGACCTGCTGCTCTTCAACTGGGCCCGAGGCGCCAGGGCTACCAGCTTGCGTCACGGTCAGCTTGTGGCTCACCCACAGGCCAACCGCCGTCTCGTACTTGTCGCCGTAGAGAGTCGCGCTGATGAAGCTCGGCGCAAGCTCAATCCAGGTCTCGACAATGGCGTCCGCCACGGCCGCGAGCTCGGGCGCGAATGCCTTGATGCTCGCGGCCGTGACGGCCATGTCCACCCCGCGTTAGATGCCGTAGCGGTAAGCCACGGCCGTCGGCTGGAAGACCGCGACACCACCGCTCTCAGCGCGGCAAGGCACCACGATCTCGTACATGTCGTTCTGAGGCGGCAGCTCCGTGTACGGCAGCGCCGTGATGCGACCGAGCACCATCGGGTCGTACCGGTACATGAGCATCAGGTCCCTCGTGCCAATCGCGGGGACAGTGAAGCCCGCGCACTCGTTGGCGCTCAGGATCACGAAGGGCCCGCCCGCCGCCGCCGAGAGCACGCGCTCGAGGTACGACAGGAGCGTGTCGCTCGTGTTCAGGATGCGCGCCGTCGCGAGCTTCGCGTACTGCGCGCTCGGCAGCGCCAGCCGGTTCGGCTTCAGCTCGGCCTTGCCCTTCGTGTACGTGATGATGCTCTGGAGCAGCTCGATCACGTCGGCTTCGATCTGCGCCGCCGTCGCACCCGACCACGCCGCGCCGCTCGTCGACGCCGCGAGGTTCGTCACCTGGCCGAGCATGCCGGGGATGTTCAGCTTGGCATCGCCGAACCAGCACCGGTTGTTGATCTCGGTCTCGATGGCCTTGCGCGCGATGACGCCGTCCCAGGTCGGCAGCGACAGGCCGAACAGGGTCGCCTGCTCGATCTGGCCCACGTCCCAGCCGTACGCGATGACGAGCGGGGCGATCGGGGTCGACTGCTTCGTGATGCCGAAGTCCACGCGGGGCGGATTGCCCTTGTACGTGGCCGCCGGCTTCGCCTTGCCGAAGCCCTCGAGCTCGCGCCACGCGTAGTCCTTGTGGCCGGGGCTCGGAGGATCGGGCACGAGCGGAAAGGCGACGCCCGAGGTCAGGTCCACGAACTTCTGCTCGTGGATGACCTGGCTGACCTTCTCGAGCTGGCTCACCGTGATCGCCTTGACCTGGCTCGCGTCGAGACGAATCGCCGGGTTGCGGCTGAGGAGGGTCTCCACCATCTCGTCCGTCATGCGAAAGCGCTTGAACGGGTTCGAGATGGCGCCGTCGAAGCGGGCCTGCTTCGCGTTCTCGATGACCTTGTCCCTGAAGCTCTGGCTGGGCATCTGCTGTCTCCTGGCCGCGTTGTGGCCGTGTGGTCCTTGCGAGCCGCCTTGTTAGGGCAGCAGATCGAGCGACATGGCGACCGGCGTGTCGGACGAGCCCGACTCGGCCCACCGGGTGTTCGGGAGCAGGACGGCGATCGCCGTTCCCGCCGCGACGCCGGCGACGGTCTCGGCGACGGCCAGGGTGCGCGCGGTCTGGCCGCCCGCGACAGTGGGGTTCGTGAAGGCGTTGGCCGTTGCGCTGGGCGTCGCCGCGGTGACCGTGATGACGCGGTCGTTGTTGTCGATGCCACCGCCGGTGTCGGTCAGGTGCGTGACCACCGCGCTCTCGACGCCCGTCTGCTGCGCGATGAGATCTGCGAAGGCCTCAAGCGTCGCATCGCTCGTTCCGCGCCACTCGGCGACCAGGGCGGCTGCGCCGTCGAGCTGAATCGAGAGGCTGTGCGGCTCGAACCCGGCCTGGACGTCCGCGCCCGTCGCCGACGAGAAGACCGCAGTGCCAGCGCCACCGTGCGTGACGGCGAAGAGCGTGAGAGCGCAGGTTGTGGCTCCGTTGTAGCGCGAGACGATGTGGATTTCGCGCGAAGTCGCGCCGGTGATGAACACGTCCTGCAGCGGGCTGTCAGTGTTGTTCGTGTCGGCCCAGCTCTCGGCGGCGTTCTTGATGGCCAGCACGATGGCCGCCATCGTCGCGATGTGGCTCGTTGCGTAGGTCGTGGCTGCGATTGCAGTGCCATTGATGGCACCGTCGACCTGGTCGTCGGCGACGAGATCGTCGCTCAGCACGAGCTTCTGAATGCGGCTCAGGCCACCGTCGAGCGCGCCCGAGATCGTCAGGGTCTGCTTGCGCTTGGTGCCCGCACCGGTCGAGCCCGAGCTCTTGCGCAGACGACCGACCGTGAGCGCGCCCGCGCCCGCAGTGAAGCGGACGTAGACCGGGTCACCCTTGCTGACGCTCTCTTCGGGGTACACGTAGACCGTGCCCTCCTTCATGACGCTGACCGTGCCGTACTGCGGCACGCCCGTCGCGGGGTAGGGCTGGTTGCCGTCGGCGACCGTGATGCCCTCGATGACGTCGCTCGACGAGCTCGGCAGCGTGACGCAGTCGTCGCCGTTGCCGAGGTCGAGCATGACCGCGCGCCCGTACGGAATGGTCGTCGCGGCTTTGTTCTGACGGCCGACGATCATGTCGCCGTCCGCGTACGTCGCGCGACCGCCCTCGACGCCCGCGTCCATGCTGGTCTTCACCGTGGTCAGTGCCATCTTCGGTCTCCTGCGGCCTTGGCCGCGTCAGTCGTCCCTTGCGGTCGTCGGTCAGATCTGGTCGCTCAGGTAGGCCCGGCGGGACTTGGTCCACGCGTCCTCCTGCTCGTCGACGCGGGCCGTGTCGACGACGTCGCGGCGCAGCTCGCTCATGTTCTTCGCGCGACGCCCCTCGTCCTCGAGGGCGATGTCGAAGCGGGCGCGCACGTAGGCCTCGTCCTTGCCGTCGAGCTTGAGGTCGGGCATGAGCTTGGCGCACACTGCGCGCCGCACCTGGTCATCGGTCTGCCCGTCGAGCTTGACCTCGGCGCCGAGCACCTTGCCGGCCTGCTCCTCGAGCTGCACGCGGGCGCGAACCTCGGCCTTGACCTTGGCCAGGTCGGCCGCGTCGGTGCGCTTGGCAGCCTCGGCCTTGGCCGCGTCACGCTCGGCCTCGACGGTCGAGAGCTTCGTCTTGAGCTCGGCCGCGTCCTTGCGCGTGACCTCGAGCTCGCCGAGCTTCGCCTGCACGACGTTGGCCACGCCGTCCGCGATCTCGTACTCCACGCCGTCGATCTTGAGCTTCGCCATCGTCGTCTCCTGCTGCGGAGCGGGCCGTTCGACCCGCATGACGGCCTCGCGGCCGTCCACCCTGACCCGGACATCGGAGCCCTGACGCCCCTCTTGAACGATGGCCAGGTGGTTGTATCGACGGCCGCGCTGAACGGCGTCGTAGGTCTGACCGTTCCAGACGCCGGGGGTCACGTCCAAATCACAGAGGTAGCCGCACGAGAGCTGCACGGCCCCGTCGCGCATGGCCTGGATCGCCCGTGCGTCATGCACGAGCATCGGCACCTCGAGGAAGTCGCCGGCGTGCATGACCGAGTCGCCAGTGGCCCCGACGGCGTAGTAGCCGCCGTTGTCGGCCGTCACAGGCTCGCGCGGGTGCCCGAGCGTCACGGGGCGCATCGCGAGCGAGCCCATCGAGCCCGCGTCGAAGAGCTCGTCGTCGCACACGAACTCGCGGCGCGTCGTTCCGTCCACGTTGAGGTACTCGAAGACGCCCGTGCGCGCGGCGCGTGCGCGGCCGCGGAACATGCCCGTCATGGGGTCGAGGCCCGCGTCGACGAGGTCTACCGCGTCCTCGCGGTAGACCGGGGCGGGCTTGTTCTCAGGGGTCTTGGTCGGCGGCGTCCGGGCTGGCATGCCCGGGAGGATGGGTCAGGCGGCGGGGGAGGGGGAAATCAGCGATGGATGATCACGTTGGCCTTCTCACGGTCAGTCCTTTCGCGACGCCACGCGCGAAGCTCCGCAGGGGACATCTTCTCCAATCGTTCGCGCAACTTGGCTCTGCGCTCTGGCGCGTCACGCCACCACGTGTCAGTCAGGACCACGGCGGGCTCCGAGCTTTGCGATGTCATAGCGAATTCCCAAACGCCAAGCGACGCGTCTCATCACAAAATGATCGGGGGCGTGGCTCGCGTCAAGTCCTTTCGCCTTCCCCAACAATGTGGCGAACTTCTTGGTCATTTGGCTCTCGACGAGCAACGCCTCCGCGTCATTGAACTCCTGAACGACCCCTGAGTACTCCGCCATCAGGTATGGCCACCCCCTCTGAGGCCTCAAGATCCGGCCAACAGCCGAGACTCCCCGGATCGCGTTGGGCGCGCATGTGCGCAGGCCCTGTAGGTTGGGCGCCGAGATTCCCTCGTAGACGTCATCGGGTGAGAACACGAGCGATCCCGATGGCTGGTTGTGGGTCACGTAGGCCGCCGACCTGAAGAGCCTGCGCTCGACGTAGACCTCCGACTTCTGCTCCTGTGTCACACGCCAAAGCTCAAGACCGAGCCTGTCGAAACCCGCCATGAACTCGTGTGGCTCCGCCACAAGCTCCATCTCGACGGCCTGAATGCGGGCCTCTACTTCCTCGCGTGGCGTGCGCGGGATCCAGATGTGAGGAATGCGTACCGTGTCGGACGGTCCGGGAACGACCCTTCGATCGGCCAATCTGACAACGGGCTCCGGCTTCGGCTCCGGCGCCACGTCTTGAGACGTTTCCACCGCCTTGGACCCGATCCGCCCTTCACCCTGCGCCGTCGCAAGCTCCCGCTCGCTCAGAGGCACGGCAGCGCACCGGCACCGGATCTGCTCGCCCGGGTTCCCCGTCGCGTCCGGAGGCGAAGCCCACGCGAACACCCGCCCCTGGTTGCGCATGTGGCTGTCGCGCACGCGCTCGTCGCCGGCCGTGATCCATTTGTAGTGCGTGAAGCCCGCCGCGGTCTGCCGGGCCTCGGCGAGCTTGCCGTTGTACTTATTGACCTGGTCGCGAGCGATGAGCTGAGCCCTGCGCTCCCCGATGCCGAGTTCGGCCTGCAAGGTCTTGGCGAGCTGCTCGTGCCGCGTGCCCTCGGCCATCGCCTTGCGCACGTGCTGCGCCACGCGGTCGTGCATCGTCTCGGGGATGCTCTTGATGAGCTTGACGTTGTCCGCCATGAACGCGTCGCGCGCCGCGTGCAGGTCGGGCCGCCCCGTCATGACGTCGACGCCCTTGACCTGCTCGACGAGCCGGGCCTGCGTCCGCTCGTTGAACATCTCGATCTGGCGCGCGGCCATGCTCGCGTAGCCCTTGGCCTCGTCCTCGGGCACCTCCTGCCCCGTCCGGATCGTCGCCCAGCCGACCTGCGTCACGAGGTCCTGCCCGTTCAGGGCATCTTGGCGCTCGCTCGGCGCCCGGTACTTCGCGACAAGGGGCAGCACGTCCCGCGCGATCTGCTTCCAGGTCCGGCGCACGAGGGCGACGAGCTTCCGGGTGTACGCGAGCTCGGCCTCGAGGGGGATGAGTCCGGGCGATCGGGTGACCCTCCGGACGCTCGTCCGGGGTCGCCTCAACTTTTTTTCGTCGAGGTGCATTTTGCGTCAACTCACTTCAGTTGACGTGGGGTCGGCCTTTGGATCGGTCTCAGCCCCGCCCGCAGCCTTGTCCG